TAAACTTAAGGGGGCCACTTGAAGCCCCCTTTTGTTATTCATCATCATCCTCTAACATGAAGTCAGCCCAATCATATGACTCACGTTTTATATCTCCTTTATGTATGTGACCTGGAGATCTTGATAACAATGCAGCCATCGCTTGACCAGCTAAGTACCTACGAGAAGTAAGTGCTTTGTTTTTCAGCGGTGGCTTTATCTTTTTCTGCCTGTAACTTTTGGCCTCTTCTTCAAGACTCTTTTTGTTTTTGTTCATTCAACTTAACCCTTTCAAGGTTACGGAAGTAAGCTTTGTTAAAGCCCATCTCCCACTCCCTGCCCTGCTTAGTATTTAGCTTATGAGGGTTACCCAAGTTGCCCTCTCTAAAAGCCTTTATACCTTCTTCGTATGGTTTCATTTGTGCTTTTCCTCCATTGCCTCTAACATTTTGTTTAAATACCATTCTGCTTTCTCCATATCCTGAACAGGGTTACCCTTGTACATGTATCTGTGTTGGTACTTGATCATATTACCGTGGCAATAACCAATGAACTGATCAAGGGTTAGCACCTGTTTGATATAATCAATGCACTCTATACCACCACTTAACTTGTAATGTGCTGGACTGTTTACTGGGTCGTATTTCATTTAAACCTCTTTAGGGATTTCAAAACAATAGTATTTTACATCAGAATTGGGTGAAGGTCTAGTGTCCATAAGTCTTTTTTTAAGTGGAGCTGCAAACTGATGACAAGCAAGCTGACTTGGAAAGAACGTATCATGACTTTTGATTTTATACCTATCTTCAAAGAACATTATGAGCACTAGAACATACATCTTACGTCTCCTATGTTATATCTACCATCTCACAGACATCACCTGTACAGGCCATTGTCTGCATTGAGACTGTGTTATCTTCCTTCTCGTAGTTAGCCAACTCACTCCAAGCAATAGCAGATGGCATAGCAGAAAGCAAGTCTTTATACTGATCCTTATCTACTTCTTGATAAGGTGCTTGTTGATAAGTGTGCTCGTTGTAAGGCAAGAAGGATACGCCCGACATCTCGTCAAAGTATTTGTACACAAAGGCACCTACTTCAAACCACTCATCCTTACGTACATTGATTGTCACTGAGGGTTTATGCTCACACCAATGTCGTTGATACATCAGCCAAGTATCAAGTTGTTCAATGGCTGTCATATCTTCAGTAACCACTGCCTTAGTCGGAGACTTTACAGGGAAACTAAATACTGTTGTTTGATCTGGCTTCATAACACAAGGCTCACTAGGGATACCTTGATCAGTCATGAACTGTGTTAGGGGATCTTTATTATCACCACGCACAGTACGGATATAATAGGGACTATGGCGAGCATGTATGCCACTGGCACTATCCACCAATTGTGATACCGTCCCCGACGGTTTGACACATGTAATTGCAGCAGCCACAGGTATACCAAGACGGTCAGCCCATTCAGCATTAGTAGAAACACAGATCCCACGAAGATGTTCAAGAGTCTTCTCCAAGCCTTTGTTCTTAATAGTCATCAAGGAGTTGTCCATTATCCCTGTAAGTGACACACCCAGCAAACGCTCTTCTTCTGTGTTCTTGTTCCACACCTTACGCAAGTATGGAAACTTGGTGTAGGTGGATTGTATGGTTCCCAGAATCGTAGCCAGTTTAACCTTACGCTCAAGATCTTCCAAACTATCTGCCGCACGTACCACAACTTCAGTGAGATTGCAAAACTGATTTGGTCTAAGTATGATTTCACTGCACGGATTAGTCCCGAACTCATAGTTAGGATCACGCCGACCATTCTTTTCAGCTTGCTTCTTACTTGCTTGACGATTGAATACACCACGCTCTCCACTTCCTGACTCTACCAGTGCCATCCACTCACGCATAAAGGATACAGCATCTGGCTTCTCTGTATAGCTCACAGAGTTATTAGCTAAGGCACGTTGTGGATCATTTTCCCACCATGCACCTGACTTAGCATGACGCATACGATCATCTGACAAGTTAGACAAACTAATCATAGCTGACCTACGTACTCCACCTACGACAACTACCTCACCAATCTTACACATGATGTCGTGACACTCAATGCTAGATAGCTTACGTCCCTGTGCATTCTTGAAGGTAGTGATAACAAAGTTAAACAACTCAACAAGAGGTGCTGGACCAGAGGCTCGACCACCAAAGGTCTTAAGCTTTGCACCTGCAGGACGTACCAAACCAATATCCCATTGAGGGATTTCACCAGCCCAGAGGAGAGCAAGAACTTGACGAAGAGCTTTAGCCCAACCTTCCTTACTGTCTTTGACAACGATGGTAGTCTCACTGACGAACAACTCAGGGATCTCAGGCAACTTACTGACAAACTGCCGCTCGACACTGAAGCCGACACCAGTACCACACAAAAGGATAAACATAGCCTCATCGAAGGACTTAGGGTCATCTACGGGTAGGTAGCTGCAGTTATACATACAGGTGTTGTCACGAGTAGCAGCTGGACCTGCAGTCATCATGGCCCGCATAGAGGGCATAACCTCTAAGCTAAGAATAGCTTGTTCAAGGTCATGTGCAACATTAAAATTATCTTCATTGCTCCCACTGTCTACTACAGGTTCAACTACATTATTCATGTAGCGATTTACCGTTTCATCCCAAGCTTCTCTTCGTCCTTCATCATCAAGCCATCGTGCATACCGTGAAGTATGAATAAAGGATTGATAGTCTGTTGGTAGGTAGTTACTCATCTATTATCTCCGCTTCCCTTTAGTACACCACGCTGCTCTCTATCATCTAGCTTTGCCATGTTCATCTCCATAACCTTACGTAGGTTACCCCCGAAGATGTTCGCTAAGGCCACTGTATAAAACAACACATCACCTAACTCCTTCAATAGATCTTCGTCAGTGAATCTATTCTTGTCACGAAAGAGTTTCTTTATTTTTTCAGATACCTCACCCGCTTCACCAGCGAGGCCAAGAGTATTTTCTATTAGACGATCACGCCCTTTAGTCAATATCTTGTCCTCTACAAACTGGCTATAAAAACGGACAGGATCTTCGTTGTAGTCTGGACTATTCTGAAACATATCAAAATAGCCAAACGCTTCTAGATCACTCCGATTGATCATCCTTATCACCTTCCAATGACTGTTTCAATTCATTAGTCTTCATCTGCTGAATAGCAGTGACACATTGGCTGATGTGACTCAGTAGTGCTGAAGCATTAGAGCCTACATTCAAGATGTTTAGTATCTCTTTTTGCTCATCAGTCATGTCGTCAATTTCATATTCGTTTTCGTCAAGAGTTAGTTTAGTCATATTTATTTACCTCACATTGGGTTACGGTTACATCGTCTATGTCGTACAGAGCATCTTCTATTATCTCTTTTAGTACTCCACAGTTATCCCCAGAAATCTCCAGGAAATTAGCATCTTTATCTACGAGTATTGCTAGGTGGACTTCGTAGTTCATTTGGAAACCCCTAGTTATACAGATTCTTGACTGTTGGTCAAGCTATTTAATGTTACTAGTTCAGCTTCTTTGTAGGGTATGTGAAAGAACTTCTCACCTTTCATGATGTATCTACCCTTAGCTTCACGGATAGTATCATTAGTCATCTGAGAACCACGTATCTTCCAACAAGCAGTCAAGTCATTATTGAACACAAAGAAGTTTACGTTATGCTCATACTTCTTAAGCAGCCGTGTCTTACGCTCTGGGATTCTAATCTCAGTCCAATCCTCAGGCCAGTCTTCCTTCCAACCTCGCTTAACTTCTGCTTCACTGTAGTAGGTGATACCCTTTCGAGTTGACTCTACATCAGCATAGTAGTTCTCCTTTACAGAAGAGATCTCATGACCCTGATACTGTAATATTTCAATCAGCTTTACTTTAGCAGGGTTGTCAAAGCGATCATATAAGTGTGGTTCAAAAGGCTTTCTAACGGCCATGTTTATTCTCCTAGTGTTCTTCGTCTATTTCAAGCGGCTGGATACTGGTTCTAAAATGTTTCTGCCATTCGTGTATCTGCGCAAGGTCTTCAAACCAAAAGTTTACTTCTTCCATCTCACCATCTATCTCTGTTTTACAGACGACAAAATAATTACAACCTTCTGGGAAGTCTTCATCATCAGGCGCTTCGTCTACTGATATTGGCCCTACTGATATATCCCATATTTTTACTGTCATGTTTTCCAATTCCTTAATAAGTCTATGTAGTGATCAAGACCAACCATTACTACCCACGGTTTTCTGTCTGATCTAAAGAACACTACAGGCTCATGCTTAGAATGTCTAGAGGCTTGTTCCATAAAACGATAAACAGTTTTAAGTTCTGCCTTACGCCTCTTCACCTCGACAGATAGAGGTAACTTCTTCCTAGCTGCGGGAGATAGCTGGATGTCAGCCCCTGATTCCCCCATCGTAGTAGACTTAATATCATCTGGCTCAAACTCAGGGAAGGCTTCAAGTAGCCTGTCCCTAATCTCTTGCTGACCCAAGCGGCCTTTCTGCTTGGCTTGCCTAGTCATCTACTGTCTCCGCAACTCTTGGTTCTTTCTCAATATGGACAAGGAACTCTGGGCCATAGCTGTAAACAAACTTACGCATGTTAGGCCAGCAAAGCTTCTTGTATTCACAATAGCTACAAGCCATAGACAGCTTCATGTTAGGGCTAGTCTTTGATTGAGGCACTGGCTTGACACGATCCTCAGGTATCTCACCCTTGACCATAGCCACAGCCTCTTTCATCTCTGCTTCTTTTGTTTTTAGTTCCTCAGTGAAATCATAAACATCCAAACAAATATGTCCATTCTGCTTATCAATAGCAAGAAAAGCACCATGAGTCTTGTCAGTAACAAGTGGGTCATCCTTACCTGCATAAACATAAGAACTAAGCTGAGATATATAACCAAACGGGTCATCATCACGTAGGTTCCCCTCTTTAAACTTCTTGAATGCATAGGAGCTGCATGACTTTACATCAACAGTCATACCGTCAATCACTGCATCCCTATGCCCCTTGATACCATGAACATCTAGCCTGTCCTGTGAACCTTGCATATCGTGTCCAGCAGCTACCGTCATACTCAAGATAAGTTCCTCAATCATGTCACCATAGAAGAACTTGAGTAAGGTGTTGGACTCTAGCTGCTCACCTTCACCAGCTTTATTAACTTTGTACCATAGCTTACGCTTACAAGGAGTTCCAATAGAAGATAAAGATAGATAACCCCGTGGCTCCTGTGGTTTAGAAAACCTTTTGTTGGCAGTGTCAGCAATAGCCTTACCCATCTGGGCACTAATGCTTTCTGTCCATCCGCCTTGGCCTTGTATCACTTGGTACAGATCGTCTACCAATGTCTGTATATTTTTCATAGTCACTCCTTAAGTTGGGGGTGGAAGGGAAAGGAAAGGAAACCAACCACCCCCTAAGTTACATCCCTAGAACAGTACTGAATCCTCAGTAGCTGCTACTACAGGCTTCTCTAAGACAGGGGAAGAGCTGTCATCGTCCTGTGGTGAGATGTATTCTACATGATCAATGACAGTAACCTTGTCAAGTCGTGTACCTACAATACTTTTCATACGTGTATCGTAGACTGAGAGGAGTACCTCTACAGTAGATCCATTACCAATGGTACCATCAAGATCGTAATCCCAAGGAGTACCATCAGACTTTGTAACAACAGGCGCCCCACTGTCCCAATCACGGCCAGTGTTGTACTTACGCACGAGGCGTACCTTTTTACCTCGTCCTTCTGGATCATCTGTACCTCTCTTCATCGAACCTGTGGCTGTCAACTTAGCCATGTTCTCGTCATCTAAGATGACATCAATAGTGCAAGCACCATCACAGTCTTGATAAGCTCCATCAAAGCCTAGCAAGTCACGGTTCTGTGGGAATACTTTTGCCCACTCTGCAGTACCAGTTAGTTTTACTTTACGTGTAGCCATGCGGCCCTCCTATAAGTTTAGTGTACATCACTATATCGTTGACCGTATTGTATGTCTATACCTAAGTCAACATTTAATTTAAGTTCTTTGTTAAGTTTTTCAATAGCCCAAGTCAAAGTATTACTGTGAACATCTTGATCTCCTTCTTTCACTAGATTGATTGATTCGTCATGGAACTGCCCAATGATATTACCCCTACGTGTACGGTAGTAGGCAACCCACTTGTCAAAGCAGTAAGCACCAGTTGATTGGTTGAGTGTAGAGAACACATCCTTCTCGTAGCGTAGGCTGTGCCAGAACTTACTAACAGGATTCTGTACCCACATCTCACCATTTAGTTTACGTATGTGTTGAGACTCTGCAAACTTCTTGACTGACCAGTTACGATCCCAATAAGCCTCAAGCAATGCCTGACATTCATGAGCAGGTAGACCAGTAGTACGTGATAGTTTAGCGGCACCAACACCATAGGTAGCAGAGTAGTTGACTACCTTGTAGTTCTTACGCAAGGCTTTAAGCTCAGGCTTAGTACCCTGATTGTAAGCGTCAATGTCATCCTGTGATACAGCACCTGCATGTTTAGCCAAGTCGAGGTGTGGGTCAAACCCATACTGCGACATCTCAAACACATAAGCTGGATCGTAAGGGTGCATGTAGTGACGCTTGCATGTATCCTCAAGAGAGGTCATGTCAGCACCACACAGTACGTAACCCTCAGGTGCAGTGAGGCACCCACGGATCTCCTTACCCCAAGGCCTATCTACCCCAGGCAAGTTGACAAGAGGTTTCTTGTGCTTGAAGCGTAGTGTATTAGTGAGGCCATCAATCTCTGCCTTCACATAACCGTTACGCTCACACTCAACAAAACCTTTGAAGATACTGAGTCTATGTTGGATGACAGTAAGACCCTCAAGAACTTCTACTGCAGGATTGTCTTCGACAAGTAAGCGTACTGAGTCAGTAAGCTCACCATCCTTACGCACTTGAGGTATAGTTCTTTCAGTACCATCATCTTCTTTCTCATACTTGAAAGTACAAGGCACCCAGCCCAAAGAAAACAACCAGTCTTTTACTTGTGGACTGGACTTAGGATTAGGCTCATCATAACCCTTGAGGACAAGTACACCCTCGTCATGATGTCTTGGTAGATTGTTTTCATCAAGCAATGCAAACCATTTCTCACCATGAGCAGATGGAGAACCATCTTGCTTGAAGCAATTCTTAGGCTTACGTTTTACCTGAGTCTTAGCAACCCTTGGCATCACAGTCTTAAGCTCTGCAACCTTGTCGATCTGCTGTTGAGTCAGATCATCAACACACTTAGTAGCCAAGTCTAGATCAAGCTTCCAACCAACAGACTCAGCTGTAGCTGCACATCTCATCTTGAACTCAAGGTAGCGGAAGAACTTATCCAACAGCACCTTGTCCTTCTGATAGATGATCATGAATCGCTTGAGCAAGTCTTGCCAAAGCAACCAGTTGATCTTGACATCTTCGATACAACGGTGGGCATACTCTTCTTGAGTGAGATTAACCCAGTCATTGATCTCAGGTTTAGGTACACCAAAGTCTTCACCAAAAGCATCAAGGTTATGCTTGTTACCAGCACGAGTATAGTTCAGCACCCAAGACATAGGTAGAGTGTCAAACAATCTAGCCTCAAGCTTGATACCTAATAGCTTCTCAAGTAATGGTGCATCATACCGCACAATGTTGTGACCAATCAAACCCGCTTGACTCATGATTAAGTCACGCATGTCGTTGTAGTCAAACAAGGTGTCGTAATTAACCCCATCAGATGTGTAAGATAAACAATGTATTTTAGTAGCATCATCCAAGAGGTTGTCAGCTTCTACGTCAAATACAATCATGCTGCTAGGTCACTCCTTATAAACGGTGTCTCTTCACTAAGTATCGTAGTCTCTGGATCATAGTAGACTGAACCAGCGTGGCCCAACTTAGCAAACGGTCTGTTCTTGTCAACAACAAAGTTGGTGGTGTTCTGTAGAACCTCATCGTCTGTCTCAACATCACGCTCGATCTTAATACAGATGATTGCTTCTTCTTCAAGTGAAGCAGCATACTTTGTTCTACCATCGTCATTGACCTGTGATATAAAGATCACACCGATGTTCAACTCCTTGGCTAACTGTGCTGCACGAGAACCTAGTGTGGTCAGTGTGCTGGTAGCACCATCAACACCAGAGCTAGACAGATAGGCTAGACGTTGAACGTGGTCAATGAAGATGAAGCCAGCACCATACACCGTAGCTGCAAGACGTATGTAGTCAAGCAACTTGAGTGGGTCATCGTGTGACATCATCTCAAAGATAATAGTACGCTCACCTTGAGTCATCTCCTTGGCTGCTTGAATCACAGCTGCCTCAGAGACACCATTCTCTCTGGCATCATCCTTGGTTCTGACATTGATACCTAGCTGATAGGTAGCCATTGAACGGTAGGTGGTAGACTTCATCTCTTCCATGTGAAGCAAAGCCACACGGCTATCTTCATCACGTAGTAGACCAGTCTCAAAGTACCTGATCACCTCAGTCTTACCAGTACCCCTTGGGGCTTTGATAAAGGTGATACCACCCTTGACCATCCCACGGATCTTATCATCAAGACCAGTGTGACCTGTTGGAATATACTCGTAGGGATTCTCGTTTAAGATTGCATCTTCTACATCTTGATCAGAACAGAAGAAGTTCTCAGGTGAATACCGTTGAGGTTTCTTTGCAGACCACATCAAGTCCTGACCATCACCTGCTTGCAAGAAATCATTGGCATCCTTATGCTTGGTCATAGGCACATACCAGAACTTCTCAGGGAAGGCTTGGTACAACTTGTCAGCAGCAGTACGTCCAGCTGCATCAAGCTCACCTGCGTAGATGATCTCTCTGAATGACGACAGATAAGCGTGATTGTGCTTAATGAACTTCTCGCCAATAGATGCAGAGGGTAGTGACTTCACAGGGAATGTCTTGCCAAGGATCTGATACAGACTGGCTGCATCGAACTCACCCTCAGTCAAGTAGATCCGCTGGCTTGTGCCGGCATTGAAGTCAGGGCCGAACAGGTGGTTCATACCCAGCCCACGATCCTTGACCCAAGACTTAGACTTGTCACTGTGCAGCCTGTACTTGACTGTGTGTGGATACTTGTACGCATAACGTACAGGTTCACCACCTTCACCAGTCTGCAACTGGATACCGTACAACTCACAGACATCAGCATCAATACCCCTGATGTTCTGGTAGGTCATACCCGTCACTGGTATTTCCATAGGTTTTCTCCTTTCTGGTAAAGGGTATTCAGCCTTCACCCAATCAAATGTTTCTGACATATCTCTAGATGGATACGAGTTACCACAAGAATGACAGTGACCATAGCCATCATCATTCCAATTGAATGCATCGCTTGACCCACAATCTGTGTAGGGACAAGCTAAGTGTGGATTATCTGACATGTTTTGCTCTTTCACGCTCCTCTTTTGTCATAGGTCGGATGTAATGTAAATAGTTAATTGCACGACCTGTGTTCCATCTTGCAGCTTCTTTATCTGCTTGCTCCTTGGTCTCAAAGGTTCGCACCTCTGTGTCGTAGGTCCAAGGGTTTTCTTTTCGTACTAGGGTGTATTCACCTTTCTCAATTTCAATCTCCACTGCGTACATCTTCAATCCTTTCTGTCTCTAGGCCAGCTTTGACTAAGGCTACAAAGCCTACATTAAAGATAGCCATAAAAGTTTCTGGATCACACTCTACTTGTAGTGTAGCACTGCCATCCTCGTGATCTTCTATGCTTATTATTTTTACATCACTCATCTTTATATCCTGGTAGGTAGGGATCATAGAGGCGCTTGGCATCACGCCAACCTATCTTCAGGCCAAGCATCATGCCAATTATACCAGATAGAATTGCAATTCCAATTACTTCAACCATCATCTTTCTCCTTTGTTAAAGCTTCCCATGACACAGGGAATAGTTTCTCCATCTCCTCAGAGATAGCGTCAGCCACAAATCTTGTCTCAGCTTGTGTGTCAGGCTTGCAGCGTAGGTTGCACATATCAGCAAATGCATCCAAGCTACCTGACCAGTACCACTCAGTCATCATAGACTGGGGCAGTACCATACGTGCTTGCTCAGGGCACACACCTACACGTAATAGTTCTCTGTATATATCTAATTGGTTGTAGTTACCTAATGGCCCTTCATATTTTACTACACCCTCACTGCCCTGCTTCTTATCATCACTACGTCCACGCCATGCATCAGGTACATAGAACTCAGGCTCACTTTCCACATACCTACGGCTGATTTCATTCCATCGTAGGAACTTATGCTTGACTAACTGCCTAGCCACAAACACAGGTGCCTTGATATGGAAGCTCGCAAAGCAATGCCCAAAGGGGCTGATGTGTTCATGCTTAGCAAGGTAGCGTATCAGCTTGGCGTCCTTATCCCTCAACTTGGGAGGACTCCAAGGGTCACTCCAATCCAGATTACTCTTCTTGCCAAAGCTTACCCGTGCTGCATTAGCAACGCTCAAGTCTTTGCCCATGTGATCTACGTGTGTTACTTCAATCATTTATCAACTCCAAATATATCATCCCACTCGTCAGGTGTAACACCAGTCTTGATAAACTCACGTTCACCTGCTGTCAAGTTAGGCATTGCATCTTGTATCAGCTCACCCTTCTCCCATGAAGCTATCTGTCTAGCTGTCACATCAATCTCAAGCGTTGTTTTCTTATTTGAAAACGGACTTACTCTAGTTATCTTCATGATCTTCTCCTAATGTATTGAGCCTTCATACCAAGCCCCACGATTCTTCCTAAGCTCTTCATTGAACTCTGCGTTATTGGCAAGCAGCTCAAGGATCTCTCCAAGCTCATCAGCATACTCGTCATCAAGCGTACCGTCAATGAAACAATTAGCCCAATGCCTGAATACCTCAGGTGGTATATCTCTTTTCCTTTTCATCGCTGTCTCCTTTCAAGTGCAGCTTTGGCTGTGTTCAAACTAAACTTATTGTACGGGTTAAGACTAGCCACGTTCTTATGCCCTGATACAGATTGAATTGCAAGGTGGTCAACCCCACCCTCAATCATTTCTACAATGGCAGTCTTCCTCAGGTCACCTACCTGTAGCTCGTCAGGTAGCCCAGCAATAGCCTTAACTTCTCTGAGCAGTGCTGTCATCTGAGAAACTGTTAGCGGCCTGTAGGCGCTGTCCTGTGGCCTGTGGTGAGGTACTACGTAGTCTTGGAAGTCCCAGTCCTCACGCTGTTGCTCAAGCATAGGCATCAGGTTGTCAGGCACAGGTAGCTCAACGGTAGCACCACGCTTGGACTGTGTGATGGTCACCACGGCACCCTCTATGTCACCCCACTTGAGATTGCGTATGTCTACTGGACGTTGCCCCCACTCGTAGCACATCATGACAATCAGTCCGATGTTACGCCACTCAAACTTTGTGAAGGCTGTATCAAGGAATGATACAACTTGGTCGTGAGTCCAGATCACAGAACGTGGTGTGCTTGTACGCTTCCTTACCCTAGCCATGCAGTTGTGGGGTATGAAGTCCATTGACACCAGATAGTTCATCAGCACAGAGAACACCCTACTCTTGTGATTAGCATTAGAGGTAGAGGACTCAGCTTCCCATGTGTCATACATCTCAGTGCAGAGAATGGTTGTGAAGTTGGTGACCGTTACGTTACCAATAGTCTTGCCAAGCAAGGACATACGACAGAAAGACCTGAGGCATGACTCATAGTTTTTCTGAGTTGCATACGACAAAGAATTGAACTGCCTAGTCCTCAAGTATTTTTCAACTGCTGTTTTAAATCTCATCAAGCCAACCTGTGGCATCGTCATGTGGATCGTCCATGTTTTTCTCCTCGTACTTAAAGTACACTTAAAGCTTTTAATTACTTCTTAAAGAAGTTAGAAACTTTAAGTTATACTTTAAGTATATTTAAAATACACATTTATTTTTGATTGTCAAGCAACTGTGACAACGTGTCACATATAACGTCTTGCTGCATAGTTATCGAGATAGGTGTAGTACTGGCTGGTATCCTCAATGTGACACTCCTCCATCAACGAGTATGGAGTGAAGCCATAAGCGTCAAGCAACTCAGCAACAGCACTGGGATAGTCTCGTACTAGAGTCATCAAGTCACTGACGTTTTCACTATCAATAGTGGTACGGTTACTACCGTATGGGTAGAGTCCATAGTCATCCTCAAAGACAGTTGGATCACGAGTAAACACTAGCTTAGACCAGTCAGCTGATACCAAGGCAATAGACAATAACTCTGCAAAATCAAGGTCTTGAGTCTCATTGACACCATGCTGCCCATAGTAACCAACACTGATGTTGGTACACTCAGAGACCACACCTGAGTACTCGTTGCTATCTGTGTATGAGCCACCCGTATCAGCTTCTAGTTGTGGTAGGTCTAGTGCTGCAGCGAAGGACTTAGCGAACTCATCAGAGGCAGTACGCATACCCATCTGGTGTGTGATCACAGAGTTGTCACCGTATCTGTCGAATGAGATCACTGCGTCAAGATGACTCAGCCAAGGTGGGTTGTCAGCTACCAATGCACGGCTACCCTTGCAACCAATCTCCTCTGCTGCATGGACTACATAGACACCCTCAATACCTGCCTCAATCATGTTGAGCATGAGCCAGACACCAGTGGTACAGTCAGCACCAAGGCAGTTGGAAGTCTTGCTGTCAGCTACAGACACCACGTCATTCATGACCACTAGCTGCTGCATACCAGACTGCTTGTGTACTGTGTCATGGTGTGACGCAAAGCATAGCCGTGGCTTGTCACCAATGATGTGAACATAGTTACCATGAATATCAGGTAACCCAAAGGTAGGTTCGAGGAACCGTAAACAAAATTCTTTCTGCGCTTGTGAAGCTTCAGGCCTCATGTAACGCAGCATCTCTATCAAACTATACATCTAATTCTCCTTGTACATTTTTCCATGTGTTATCTTTTTGTAATTCCCAGATGCCTGTGTGATCATCTAGCTCAGACTTAGCTACATCACAACCATCGTCAAGCGTACACATTACGGTACGGGGATACCACTCGTCACTCCAATCAGAGAGGAAGTAATAGTCAATACCGTTGGGTGATACCCATATGTCCTCACACTCGATGTAGGTCACATCATCTGCATCCCAGTACTCGTCCTCATCATCACAGTGGATGAAGTCACAAGTGTTCTCTGCATAGTCACGAGATACCCTGAAGTTAGTATGAAAACCACTCCTAGTGACTCTGTAAACTACAACAGCATCATCCTCGTGGACATCCTCTTCTGCATACTCACAGTAGAAGTGGACGTTGTAGTAGCAACACTCACAGTAATGCTCATCAGTAGTCTCTGAGTAGTAGTAGTCATCCTCGTCAAGACCATCACCACAGCTAGTACAGGTGGTGTAGTGACCATTGAGTACACCACCATAGTCAGTGGCATTGATCTCACCACCATGTGTAACCACTAGGTGTGTACCAGTGTCATCGAGTGCCTGAGGTACTAGGTCAAGGTAGGGTGCAATGAAGCCACCACTATCATGCTCGACTCTGCGTAGCTTGGCACCTGAGAAGTCAGGGTCTCTGACCTCTACATTACGTAGTATCAGATGATCATACACAAAGTCAATAGCTTGCTCTGATACACCGTAGATAGGTGCAGCCTGTGGCTTGTCAGGGTGCTTGAGATACACGTTAGTACGTGCAGCAATACGACCATGAGCATCAGTAGCATAGACAATCTCGAAGTCACCAGACGCATAGGCTTCTGCAGGGTGCATAGGCAGATGGTCAAACTCATAGCGCATACAGCTGTGAGCTAGATGCTTACGAAACCAAGTGGTATCGATGTTCTCATTGTGAGATTGCTCATGCGAGTATGCACGTTTGAATGACTCAGCATCCTTAGCCTGATGCAAGGTGAGATCACGGTCAGCAAACTCCTTGAGGTATGCATCAGTCATCATGATGATCTGCTTGTGCTCGAACTCAGGGAACATGAAGCTGAATGCACGGCCAGGTTTCATAGCTACCTGCCTGTCGTTGTGCATGTCCTTGAGTGACTGATAGATAGACACCTTGCCACTTGCAATCTGAGAGCGCATAGGCTGCATCGAGAGTAGCCGAAAGCGAGACTTGAAGGTGTCGCTGTCAGCTGTGGTGTTGAGTAGCCACGTAAGCACCCAATCGAACAGTGGCCTGTCCTTGCGGTCAAACACACTGACATCTGTGTAGTCACCCCATGCACGTAGCACGGGGTCAGTCTCGTCAGCATCTTCGACATAGACACGCTTGACCACAAAGCCATTGGCATGTAG